AAATATTTTTTTAAAAAAAAGTAAAAAAGTATAAAATATATTATACTTTTATTTTTATAACTTTCTAATATATTTTATTTTTATATTTCTATACTTATTATTACATTTATACTTTTTATACTTTTTTTACTTTTTTAAAAAAAACGAGTTGATTGATTAATTTTGATTAATCAATCGTTTTATATATTATCAATCTTTAATCTCTTTAATTTTTTTAATTCTCTTTATTGTAAAATAAAACTGATTAAAAAAATTAATCACTATTTAAAAAAAAAATCTTTATATAAATAAAAATGTCAATTCAATCAATTCAATCAATTGAATCTACTGACAATAAATGTCCTCATTGTTCTCTTTCTTTTTCTAATAAAAGTAATCTTACTACTCATATCAAAACTAATAAAAAGTGTCTATCATCTCGGTCTGAACAAGAACAAGAACAGACTAAATTTTCTTTCTTTGATATTAAAATTTTACTAAATGATTTTAAAGATGAAATAAAGAATGAATTGAAAGTAATCTTACAACAACACGAGAATAATATACAAGTTGATGCTTTAAAACAAGAGATAAAAATATTAAAAGAAACAATCAATTCATTTAAACAAAAAAATGATACATTAAAGCTTCAGATTAAAGTTCAAAAAGAAGAAGAAGAAAAACAAGAACGAAAACAAAAAGAAGAAGAAAAACAAGAACGAAAACAAAAAGAAGATGAGAAGAAGATAGAGAAAAAAGTAGAGAAGAAGGGAGATTTTGATTCAACAATCAATTACGAATTATTAGATAAAGACCAAAATGATATATATAATATTGGAGGTTTACCTCTTTCTACATTAAAAATGATAAAAGAACATTTTATTAAAAATGGAAATATTGTCTTATTACCTAAATGGGGGTTTGTAAAAAATGAGACAAATATTAAAAAATTAAAGCTTTTCTGTGAAAACGATAAGACTAAGAAGTCACCTAAGAAGTCTTCACCTAAGAAGTCACCTAAGAAGTCTTCACCTAAGAAGACTATCTCTAAAATAACAACAACAACGATCACAGAAAGAAAGGATATATCAGACGAAGAAGACGAAGAAGACGAAGAAGACGAAGAAGACGAAGATTTTGAAATTGGAGGATTGAATAAGAGTTATCTTGACTTATTAAAAGAATCTTATCAAGAAATAAATAAGTTGGAATTAGTTGAAGAAGGATCCGGAAGAGTGAAAACATTTAAAACAAAATTAGATCTATTAAAGTATAAATACACTACAATCTTTTATAGACATTTCAGTGATACAAATTTAAACAATGATAAGCTATTATGCTACTTAAAAAAGAATTGAATTTACTATAAATTTATTGATTAATCAAACTTAATCAATAAAATCGTTTTTTAAAAATAGTATAAAAAGTATAAAAAGTATAAATGTAATAATAAGTATAGAAATATAAAAATAAAATATATTAGAAAGTTATAATAAAAGTATAATATTACTTTTATTACTTTTTTACTATTTTTAAAAAAACACTTTAACTGATTAATTTTGATTAATCAATCTTGTTTACGATTTCTTAGCCCTCTTACAGTTTAATAAAATTGAATTTAATATCTTAAAGAAATGAATAATATAATAAATGCCGAAGACTCGTTTGATTCAGACAGATCACTTTTATATCTTACCTTGTGGTCGACGGTTTCAATCGATAATAAAAAATCCAAAGATACTTGAACTTCATAGAAAGGCTTGTCTGAAATGTAGTATATCTGAGATTAAAAACGGTAAAATGAAAGAGAACATTATGATCTAATCTTTTAATCATCCGTATAATTCAACCAAAGATCTTTCTCTGTCATAAGAGCTGGTGGATAGTTTTTTAAAACGCAACACCAACGACTCTTTGTCGCTCTGATTTTTTTCATCTGATTTTTATCTAACCCTAAGTACTCTGTAGTCATATATTTAAGACCCTTCCCAGACCCAGCGAAAGGAAAAAAAACAACTGAATGAGCTTCGTTGAATATTCGTCTAGTATCCTTACCGTTGGTAGTAAGATGATTGGTAATAAGACAAGAGGTATTAGTATGTCTTCCAATTTCTAAGATATTATTGAGAATAGAATAGACAGCTTCTCGAACTTTTTTATTAGAGATATTATCAATATCATCAAAGATAACAATTGAATCTTTGAACTCATCAATCGGTAGCATCTCTTCAACTAAATTTTGACCTACTAATATCCTTTGAATATCCAATTTCTCATCATCTAACGATTCGTCTTCATCTAAACTACTGAATAGATAAATTTGATTTTTTCGATAAAGCTTCTTATATTCTTTCAAGTATTTCTTGCAATAAGTACTTTTCCCCGACCCAGATGGCCCAGTGATATAGATAATCGACCTTTCAGTCTCGGGGTCAGGTGTCTGTTGAAAACATCCATCTGGTATATGAATCTTGTTAAACGATTTAGATAAATCGTCTTCGGTGTTTTCACCAGTAATAAAGACCTTTTTATGGTTATATCTTCCTCCTTGTATAACAGCAATCTGTTTGCCGATATTTTGAAAGTTGATACTCATTTATTAGTAATAATATATTTTTAGTAAATATATTATTTTTTCCTATTATAAATGAATCAGTTGAATTTAGATTTGCAATTTGGAAATATGAATGAAATATCTGTTTTAGAGATTATAAAAAAACATTTCAACGATGAGACGATTAAAAAAGTAGAGAAAAAATATTCAGTTTTTGATTTTGAAGGTAAAAATTCAAGATACGAACTAAAATCGAGAAGATGCGAATCGAAAACGTATCTGGATACGATGGTAGGTGTAAATAAATTAGAATCGGTAGGAGATAATTTTATATTTTTATTTAAGTTTACAGATGGTCTGTTTTATATTAAATATGAAAAAGAGATATTTGACAAGTTTAGAAGGGGTAAAGGAGGCAGATATGACAGAGGAAGACCAGAGATAAAAGATTATCTATTCATCCCTAAAGAAAGGTTGACAAAGATAGAACCTCCGGTTCCCTCCTTTGTTTAACAAGGTAAAACCGTTATAGAAGGATCAAGAGCTACAAAATCATTTCGCCAGTAGATTGTGTAAACACTAGTGTCAGCTACATTTGTAGAGTTTACATTCAAACTATATGTAGATGCTTGAACGGGGGGAGTTGCACTCGAAGAGATCATACATCGAACAGACCCGACAGTACCTCCAGTTGTTTTACGAACACATCCGATAAATTGAGAAGACGGTAAAAGTGCAGAACTGAATCGAGCATCAGTAATAGCTACAGCCACATTACCTGCAACTAACGTAACGTCCGCAGAATAGATTTGAGCAACACGAACACCAGATTCTTGATTAGACATTTATTATTAGAGATAATAATAAATTAATTTTTTTTTTTTACTTGAGGTGTTGAGAAAGACGTCCACCAGCTCGGCCATACCCCAAGGCGTTTGCCAAATCAACAGCTTTTTTGCCGTATTCTCCGCCTTGATCTTTTAAGATTTGCTTGACTTGAGGGATAAGCATTTTGACCAAAGGGTTGCTCATTGCAGATTTGATTTTGTCCAAGAAAGACCCACCAACCATTCGAGTTAAAGAAGACGACGAAATGCCAGGCTGACTGGAAGCATCGAGACAATCTTGTTTGGTCAATAGACCAGTATACACCGCCGAAGTTCCTTTTTCGCAAACAAAGATACCGCTGTTAAGGGTGATTAAAACCAATTCGAGTTGTTGATTGGCATAATTATTAGGAGTTTGATTGTAACAAGAAACGTTTACTTGAAGATTAAAGTTACCTAAAGAACCCGAACTATAAAACGATTCCGTAAGCTGAATATCTTTGCCAAATTCTAATACTAATAAAGAACCAGACATAGCTTGTTTACGTCCAGCAAAATTAGCAGGTCCTCCAGGGCAATTACTATAACCAGAAAATTCCAACCAAGACTGATTAGACCCATTTTCAGCAGAATAACGCCATAAGTCTTGTTGAGTAGCACTTGCGAGAATACCAGATTGGTTGTTAAAGTTAATAGATACAGCGGAAAGGGATAAAAAACAGTCAGGATCAGTTGGGACTTGAGAACCCATAGGTTTTCGTACTTGAATGATTAATTTATCTGGAATTTGATTCAATTGAATATTGTTCGATCGAAGTTGAAATGCACTGCTAACAACTTGAGAAGCTGTTGCACTAGAAGATGAAACTTGAGAGATATAACGAGGCAATTCATAAAATGGAACGCAATTTTTCGAAGGCATTAAATCGTCAGGGTGAGGGGTCAAAAAGTTGAACACCAATTGACAGTTACTGACAGATTGAATAGACGGTAAAGTAGTCGTTGATACATAACTTCCGTTAGCCCCAATATTTTGACCAGCAGATCGCCATACTCGAGATCCATCGCCAAAGTTGAAGACGTAATTCAAATTTTGAATACCGTAAATAGCTTGACAGTTTGATTTAGGATCGGCAAAAATCCAAGGCGATAACAATAGAGGCTCAGCTACTGAAAATTGAACATAAAAAGCAGTTCCTTGAGCAATTCCGCCAGCATTTGTGAGAGGAGTGGTGGCGGTGGAATCTGAAAAGATACCATCCAAAACCCAAGAGCCTCTTTGACACAAGTCATTGTCAGCTGAATTACCCCAAGAACCAAGGGGGTTCATAAGAGTTCCAACAGCTCCAGAGTATTCACCCACGGTATCAAAAGCAACTGGAGTAGTCCCGTTGTATCTTTGTAATTCTCTGGAATCGTTAAAACGAAGCAAAGCGGGAAGAACATCTCGGATGTTGATTGAAACTGAATTATTGTTAATGGTAGAGGTCATTACAGAGCATAATTGATGAAGAGGAAAAGGGGATAAAGCATCAGCAACACCGTAGTTTAAAGGAGACTGACCGAGAGGGACAGCTACAGAAGTAGTTAGTTTTAGAACGATTGTAGCTCTCCAGAGAACTCTGCGGTCAATTAGTGTTTGTTCCGAAGGCACCTGAATGTTGAAAACAACGTTACTACTGGATGCCGTAATAGCGTTGTAGGTTGATGAGGTCATATTCTGGCCTCCCCTATGAACAGCGTAACTGATTTGATCTGAAACCATCAAACGGGGATCTTTCACTAACACTTTATGAAAATCATTAGACATTTATATATAGGATAAAAAATATTTTTTTTTATTTTACAAATTGGTTTACATTCCATTTTTTTTACATTCCAAAAAGTTTTCCTGAGGCATAGTCACGCCTACGAAACATAACTTTCATACTAGCAGAACAACCAGGGCCTAATAGTAAAGGATGCAATATACCAAAAGTGTCTTTCCAAAATACAGATACTTCAAATCGACTCAAAGGACTGTCTCCGTATAAATCGATCAAACGATATTCTCCAGCTGGGGTATACTGAATATCAGGCAAATATCGATTTAGAGCTGATAAAGGGACCTGAAAATCAGTTATAATAGGACTGATATTACTGTTATTACCGTTACTACTTGAGAGACCGGCTTGATTTAAACTAGGTAAACCTACATTCTCGTTGACTACAGGTAACAAACCCGAAGTAAAAACGATAGACTCGACAGGATTTAGTAGAGACGCTGTAGAACCTTCTTGATAGGATTGTAAAGCATTCCAAGTAGGAGTAGCGGGAACTACATATACATTCGAAAATGTATTATTTTCAACCGTCAATAGGAAGTTTTTTCCTAAATTAGTATTATAACCAGAGGCAGAGAAAGTCCATTGAAAATTTGAGTATAGAGAATATAAGGCCGAATTGAAATAAATTCTAATGGGGCTTGCTAAACTTTGGTTATAACCTAAGATATCTGAATTTATTGTCATCAATAGACTGTAAGGATCGAATTGGCAAAATGGAGGCTTATTTGAAGGCAGAGTTCCCCCAGCAGAAACAACTAGAGCGTTCAACCCAGCGTGTGCTGAAATGAAGGCATTATTTATCATTCCAACCCATTGTTGATAACTATAAACATAGTAATATTGACTTGTAATAGTAGATAATGAAAGAGAGGCTGGAGCAGGTTCAACAAGATCGTAATTGATATAGGATATATACTGCTGAAAATCGTAGACAACTCCTAAGTAAGTATAGCTCAATGTAATACTATATGCTGTTTTGTTAACATCAGATTGACCTAACAGCATTTGAGGGATAAATACGGGTAAAGTTGGCGTCTGTACTTGAAAGCGGACAACAGACATAAAATAATTACTGGGACAATCTAAAAAAGGACTATTACGAGTCTCTTGGTAGGTGAAATTTACCGGTGCCGTATTTGGAGCTCCAGTGTTGTTATTTATCATTTGAAGATCATAATAGATATGAAACGGCTGACTCGTTGAGTATTTATTATGGATCTGGATACTCATATTTATATTATAGATATAAAAAATTCTTAATTCTTTTTCATTGAAGGAGATGGTAAAATATACCCTAGGCAACTTGATAGTAGGATTAACCATATATTTTGATTTTTCTCATTATAATTAAGAGAGAGATTTACAATAGAGGTTAAGATAACAATAAGACAAACGACAAGTTGAGAAATGTATATAAAACATTCCCTTGTAGTATGCGAACAATCCCAGCTAGTATCGTTTTTCTCGTCCATTTATAAATTAAAAAATTTAATTTTCCATTATAAATAAATGCCAATAGACAATGAGTATAATCGAATGATTGCCGATTTACATCGCAGAGGCCAAGAGCACTACATTGCAACTAATCCAGTTGTAATGATGGGTAATATGAAATACGCGTCGGCTAATAAGGATCACGATCGAAAAGTACCAGATCAATTTTTTCAAACCCAAGAAGGACAGCAAGTGGGTTCTGGTGGAAACCCCGACGTAGATCTCAGATCAGGATTCGCTTATGGGACTTTTAGAGATCGAGGAGATGGATTTCAAAAAGGTATCAAAGGTGGAGCAATTTTAGGTTTGACTGACGAAGACTTAAAAAATGAGAGACAAGGTATGGGTGATTTTAGTCTTGGTGACCTTGGTAATAGTGATTTTTGGAAAGGAATCAAAATTGGACGGGGTATGTCTGGTGGCGATTTTAGTCTTGGTGACCTCGGGGATAGTGATTTCTGGAAAGGAATCAAAATCGGACGAGGTTCGTCTGGTGGTGCACAAGACTTCACAATGGGTGATCTTGCTGATCCCAACTTTTGGAAAAGTATCAGTATAGGAAGAGGTCTTCATACCCCCCATCGATCAGGTGGATTTGAATTGGGCGACCTAGGTGATTCTGATTTCTGGAAAGGGATTAAAATTTCAAGAGGTAGTGGGTCGTCGGGAGGTATGAAATTTAAATTGATGCCTAAAATGGGAATGGGTGATTCTCAACTGAGTGATATTGGAAATTATATGAAAGACAAAAGAATGAGTGGTGGAGACTTCACTTTAGGCGATTTAGGTGATAAAGATTTTTGGAAAGGAATCAAGATTGGACGAGGGATGAGTGGAGGAGATTTCTGGGAAGATTTTAAGACGGGATTCAATATGTCATTCGAACCAGGGGCTAAATATATTTTGAAACCTCTTTTCGCAGCCACAGGGGGGTTACCTTTGGCAGCCGGCCTAGAAGCATTAGGCTACGGATCAAGTGGTGGAAAACACTTGAATGGCGGTAAAGAATTTGAATTAGAAGATCTCGCTGATCCTAGTTGGTGGGCTAAAATTTCTTTAAAAAGGGGAAGCGGTAAACATTACAAGATGAAAATGAAAGGAGGGGATTTTACTTTGGGTGATCTGGCTAATAAAGATTTTTGGAATAGTATTAAAATTGGAAGGGGAATGAGTGGTGGCGATTTTTTTAGTGATCTGGTCAATCCCGATACTTATAAAAATTTAGCAAGACAAGTTGTGGGTGTTGCTGATAAAGGAGTCGAAGGGTTAAATCAGACTTATTCTTCAGCAAAAAATACAATTGGATTGGGAATGAAAACAGCTGAATATCATCCTATTTTAGCTGATCGTAAAGCAGAAGCAAAGGAGGAAAAAGAAATGAAAGCTTCAGGATTTCCAACTGGACCGGTCAGAGATCGTAGAGTAGAACCAAAAGAAATAGGATTAGGAGCTGGGAAATTGAGTTTAGAAGATAAGAAAATTATTTCCGCTGTCAAACGAAAAATGAAAGGGAAAGGAAAAAAGATGACTTATACTGAATTAGAACAACAACAACCTCAAAAACCTTTGATAGAATTGAAAAAAGGCTTACCTCCTAAAGCAAACCTTCCGAGTTCAAGTATGGGTTCAGGAGCTTCAGGTGGAAAGAAAGGCTTACCACCCGCTTTACAAAAATGGCAAGCACATTTAAAAGCTTTTCGGTCAAGTCATCCCAATCTTAGTCTGAAAGAGTGTATGCAACAAGCTAAACATACTTATAAAAAGTAAAAGTAAACTATTTTTTTTCTATTAATAAATGTCATTAAGAGATAAACAAATTCGAGAAGTTCTTGATGCAGATTACAATATCAGTAGACAATTGAGAAATAAGACAACAATTCGAGATGATAATAAAACGCCAAAGAGATTCAGAGATCTGGATGTAGAAGTATCTGTTGATAAACTGGTTGAAGAGTTAAACAACAATTTAACTCGTAAAATTGCTGGTTTAGAGCTAATTATGACTGATTCTAAAGGCGATTTTAATGCTAAATTAGTCAACGTTATAAATATATCAGATGTGACTTCTTTATGGAATCAAATTGTGAGACTTTATAAAACTCCGTCTTTATCGAGACAGAGTCAGGATGCCTTGAAAATAAAAACACAAGATCTATCTATCAATATTGACAGCTTAGCTTATGGATTAGAGAAATTAATTCAAGATATATTAGAAGCAGGTCGTCCCAAAGGTTATGTTCAAGATATTTCTAATTCCTTAGGGGCATATGTATCAATACAACAACAATTAAGATCTTCTGAATTTCGAATTGTTGATCAATCAGAAATCAGTTCACAAATGCGATCTGTAATCAGTAACTTACCAGAGGAATTTCGAAATGAAGTTGAAAAATCATTTAAAAATGTTCAGGTGAAACGAACGTTCAATTTCCCCTCTTCTGATTTTCAAAATAGAATTCAAAATATTGAAAGTGAATTAGGAATTAAATTAAACAATATAGATGATTTGAAAAAACAATTGCCAAAAGAGATTCAATCTCGATTTACCAGCTCCTATGGTCGATTGAAAGAAAATGCTAAAAACATAGAAGATCTGGAAAGCCAAATCGATATCATAGGAAATAAAATACCTATCTTAGAAGATTATGTTGAACGATTAAGAGCAGATGATCCTATCAGTTTTAATTCACAAATTAATGATACAAAGATAGTCATTGAAAATTTAGAAAATAGAAAGAATGTTTTAGAGCAGTTGAGAGAAGAGATCAGAGGAAATTTTGGGTATGACCAAGATTTCAAATTAGATTCTGAATATAATGATAAGATTGAAAATGACCTTAACGCTGTAAGAGAAGATTATGCAAAGAACAGAGAAGATCTATTTAAAGCTCGAGATGATGATTTGAAATTAGGTTTAGATGAACTTCCGATGTTTGACGATACAGATGAAGTAAAAATGATTGAAGAGTACGTTAAACCTTTTGAAGAGAGAAAAAGATCAGAATCAGATGATGCAGAAATAAATAGATTGCTATCAAAAGCTGATACAACTAAAGATTTTGAAGAAAGGAAGGCTATTTTTATGGAAATAATAGATTTACTGAATGTGTCTACTTTAAATGAACCAGAGAAAGAGGGTATTTTGAGAACTATGAATGCGATACAAGATAAATTTACAAGAGGCTTTAGTACTAAATCAGAATCTGTGATCGATACCAAACCAACGAACGCATATTTGACTTCATTGAGTGATGAAGAGCTACGAAAATTTGCCGAAAAAGTTGACTACTATCCCTTAAAGACAACTGGCAGAAAGCAAGTCCAAAAAAATGTCTATAATAGATGGGTTGATAAATACAACAAAAAATTGTCAACAGCTCCTTTAGGCTTTGGAAAAAAATCAGAGAGTGATTCTGAGAGTGATTCTGAAAGTGATTCTGAAAGTGATGAAGAAGAAGACAAAGGAATGAATCATATCAGATATCGGTCTGATGATAATGATCCTTATAAGCAGTACAAAGCGAATAAATTGAATCGTTAATATAAGGAGGGACTAGAGTAATTTAACTTAAAAAAAGTTAAATTAAATAGAGTTACTAACTACCTTATAATTATCATTTCCTATATTAACAATCATAAAAATATCATTAATGTAAAAGTCAATGTTATTCAATTCGAATCTTGGTGAATTGTAAAAGACTTTATTTGTTTTTTGTACCTCGAGTGTAAAATAGTAAGTATAGTAAACACAATTAGGATCGAGACAGAAATCGGTATCACATCTGTGATCAATTTCTTTGAAAACACAAACTTTGAAAACACAATCTTCGTTATTGATCGTTACAAAAGGCTTTCCAATAGGAACAGGAATAGGCTTTGCATTTCTCTTATTGATTTTCCGGATAATTTCGCTTCTTAATTCATTTTTTGATTCTTGAAGAAAATACATTTTTTATATATAATACATTTCTTTAAATAGCAATTAAAAAAGTATAAAAAAAAGAATCTACTTATTAATAAGGAGATTCCCCAACATTTATTTACTATTACCCTAAATAACTTTAAGGAATCTCAAAGTCAAGGAGGTTCATCTGACCCAACATTTATTTACTATTACCCTAAAATATATGTTAAGGGGTCTACTTATTAATAAGGAGGTTCATCTGACCCAACATTTATTTACTATTACCCTAAATAACTTTAAGGAATCTCAAAGTCAAGGAGGTTCATCTGACCATTAATGGTGAGATGACCCAACATTTATTTACTATTACCCTAAAATATATGTTAAGGGGTCTATTATATTAATGGTTAGGCACTTTAAAGACCATTCTCGGTCGACCGACAGGTTTATCACTACCCCCAACAATAGCTTTCATTTTGTGATACCTAATTCTCTCTCTCTCTAAACGACTTTCTTTGTTTTTTTCATAAGATCGTTTGGCGTTTTCTAACTTCCTTTTTCTCCTCAAAGACACCAGCACATCATCAAAATTGACAAATGAAGGATCAACTTGAACAAGTTTTCCCTCGAAATGCAAATTCTTGAGTTTCTTCCCAGTTTTACCTTGAAAAAATAGGTTTTCAATAAACTCAATTGGTGTTTCGTTTGTTAGTAGAAGAATCGAATCTGACATCTTTATTGTAATAAATATTTTTTTAAATAGTAATTAAAAAAGAAAGGATAAATCTTTATCAGATATATAAGGAATATGAGTAGGTATGATTTTTTCTTTATTTTTATTTCGTTCTTTGAAATAACCACTTTCTTTTCTTTCCTGATATTCAATTCTACGCCGTTCTTGTTCTTTTCTAAGTTTAATAATATCTTTATTTTTTATATTTTTATTTTTTATATTAACGCATTCCATATGTTCTATATAAAATTGTTCTACTTGTCTTAGTTCAATTTTATCAGTAAATTTAATTGTTTCTATAATTTCAGTTTTAAATTCACCTGCGTCAAATATTTTATAGATAGTACAATAACTACCGTTATTAGTTTTATGTTGTTTATAACCAGCTTTATGACTTTTTATTCTTTCATATAATGAAGATTCAGTTGAGCCAATATAATTGTTATCTTTATTGGATACTAAATAAACGATACCAGTTTTACGAATCGAATCTGACATCTTTATTATAATAAACATTTTTTTAAATAGCAATTAAAAAAGAGAATCGATACATTTTTACAAGATTTTTAATATTAAATATCATATTATACAAACTTAGATACTTTTAAGGTCTTTTTTAGATATTTATATTTAAACACTTTAAAATTTATACGAGATATCCCATAGGAAACAATGGGTAAATATGTATCATTAGATATCTTTGAAATATACTGTAAATATCATTTATATCCTATCTGTTTTATATGATTTAAAGAATTATTTAACATAGTATTTAAAGAAATGATTAATTGAATTGAATCGTCAATTCAATTGAAACATCTTTTTTGAAATTTTTAATTATTTTTATAAGTTTATAGTTTTTAAAATATTTATAAAATTATAAAATATATAATTCAATTTGAAAAAGAGTTTCAATCGTCAATTCAATTGATTAATCAAATTGATTTTTCTTTAACTTATATATAAATGAAGACTGCTTTTATACTTACTAAAATATTTGAATTAATAAATGATAATATTATCAATAATCGACCTATTTTCAGAAGGCTTTCACTAAATTTAAGCCAATTTGTTGAAAGTGAGATTGAATTTGATATCTTTACTATAAAACTGGTCTTAACAGCCTTTGGTTGTTTTTCAATTTCGTACACAGGATCTCCAATTCACTTAAGCGAAGGTGAAGCTTATAGTTCGGTTGATATGATGCTAAGATTTGACGTTCCCAATTGAATTGAATTCAATCGTTAATTCAATTTTTTGAAATTTTCAATTATTTTTATAACTTTTATAGTTTTAAAAATATTTATAAAATTATAAAATATATAATTCAATTTGAAAAAAGAGAATTGACGATTGAATTCATTTTTTCTTTAACTTATATATAAATGATAATTAAACCCAAAGGGGATTACTATGTAATCAAGGTGATTGACTCTCCAAAACCAGATAAAAAGTATAGGGCTTATGTAAAGGATAAAAACGAGATAAAAATGATTGACTTTGGTCAAAGAGGATCGATGACTTTTCTAGACGATCGAAGCGAGATTGAAAGACAAAATTACATAAAAAGGCATTTACCATCTGAAAAAAAATTAATAAAAAAATTAAAGATGAGTCCTTCTGTTTTATCTATGTTTCTCCTGTGGGGGAAATCAAGAGACTTAAATGAAAATATTAGAGAACTAAATCGTTTACTTCTTCTTTAACTCGATCTAGATCTTTATCTTCTAATTTAGCTTTAACTTCTTCAGATAACTTACACACACAATATACAGATTCTGATAACATTATCACATCTGAATCTGTTTCATCTTCTTTCTCTTTGGTTATACAGATGATTAACCGATCGTCTTCAACTGTTGTCAACGTATTTAAACCTTGTTCACAGCTTTCTTTTAACGCACTTTCTTTATCCCAACCGTTCTCTTTTAAGAAAACCAATGAGTACATCTCCATTTTATATATTTACAAGATATAAATATATAATTTATTTATTTTTTTAATAGAAATTTTTCAAACCCTTTTATCAACGGTTCAGTTAACTTAATAGACTTAATCTGATCTATAGTCTGGTTAAAAACATTTTTATCCATTTCAATATACTGATCACCTTTTTTTATTCTAGATCTTTTAGCCATATATAGGTCTAATAAATTCTGATACATTCGATTTTTATCTTGATTTCCTAACTCTTTCCATTTTTCAATATAATCTTTATGAACAGCTAATAACCTGTTAATTTCTTTTAATTGTTGTTTTGTATCTTCTTTGGTTTCCTCTTTAGAACCAGAGGTTTCCTCTTTGGTTTCCTCTTTGGTTTCCTCTTTAGAACCAGAGGTTTCCTCTTTATCTTTTCCCAATTTAAAATTATTGTAATGTTTTTTTATATTGGGTACTAAACCGTTTACAGCTTTAATCTTATTTTGAATTAAATAATTATAAAAATTATCTGCTTTGTTTTTTAGCAAATTGTTACTTGCCTTATTCATTACAGAGACGTCGATCTTTGGATACCCCTTTTTGTCAGCCATAATAGCCTTGATATAACCAGACGATTGACTTCCTCCTACTTTTTGAAGTTCTTTCAACTGATCTTTGGCTTCCTTCTTTAACTTAGGATCACTTGAGCTGTTTAACAATTTTATCAGTTTTTTATGTTCCTTTATAAACTCCTTTTTAGGTATATTTACACCTCCGATGAATTTACGAGTATCTAGATTTTTATCCCAGAGATACCCTATTTTATCGAGACCATATTCTCCGCTACCAACCACATTATGTCCTATACTGATTGTTTTCAAAATTCCACTGATTATCTTTTTAGAAATATCCGGTAACTGTTTTGCAATACCTTCAACGTCTTGATAAACAAAATTATTTTCTGCTGGACCATATAGGTTATTAGACTCTAAAATATTCTTGATATAGTTCTGGCAATTTGTCGAAAGTGCTTCGTAGGTAAAGTAGTCTTTTTCACCCATTTTTAATTTAGCTTTATCTAACATCTCATTTAGGGTAAAAGTCGTAGAGATAGGTACTTGTAATCGTTGTGTTTTTGTATTGTGATCAGGTTCTGATACGTTAGTGCTTATATTTATAACAGCGTTTTTTTCAATTAAAATTTTGGTATCATCAGACAAAGTAACTATCATACCAAGATGAAACATTTTGTCATAGTTCAACTCGTTTTTAGCTTTAGAAAATTTTCCAAAAGTTAGTATATCTAACAATATAGGATAATATGCTTGAACTGGATAACGATATAATTCAATCGATTTAACCATCTTATTGCCTTGTTCTAATAATACTTTTTTTACTGCGTTAGTATAATCCATTTTTACCGTAAAACGGTTTGCAATATCTTTTACATAATTGATACCCTTTTTAAAATAGTCAAAAAACCCTCCTCCTGATAGGTTATTATATTCGGGTTTCAATTGACCAAAAGTGATTGTGATATCTTTATTTACTTTTTTATTCCTAAACTTATCAAAGTGAGATTTTGGATGTTTATTAAAATGTGTACTCACTTTCTTTTTTACAATTGAATCTGGATCAGATTTAAGAATTTTTTTAGCCTCTTTAAGTCCTTCTGATTCTGATAAATTTTTTACAATCACACTATGAATACACCAATGAGATTCCATTTTATAGTAATGATAATTTTTATTTTGGTATTAAAATAGATACGATTTCATCATAATTCATTCCCGTTTTCTTCTTTAGTTTTTTTAATGCTCTGTGAAACTCTTCTAGTATTAAATTTTTTGAATCTAATAGTTTCGCTCTTAGCACACACCAACGACCACACGTCGCTATAATTGGAAGATTTTTTTGATAGTTTTTCTTGTTGTGAATCACTTTAAGGCCACTTTTATCCATCAAATTGGTTAAAAATGGTTCTGTGATTCCTAAACCCATTCTCGTTTGTTTATCTGTCCAATTTAACTGAGAATCTGGTTCTCCACCATACGAATCGAAGAATTCTAGTATCGGTTCGTCATCTTGAATATATCTCGAAAGACAGGTCCAATGTCCGTTGTTTTTTGAATGTTCATAAAGGATAAAACAAGAATCAATAAGATTAGGTAACAATTCTTCGATCGAATTGACATCTGCTAGTTGTGAATAAGAAAAGATCCTATCTGAAGGACAATATGCTTTAATATCGTTATCTCCCATAGGAGTTACTTCAGTTTGTAATATCTCCATTTTATTATATAGAGAATAAATAAATTAAACTAATTTTAAGGTTTTGAGTAGGTCATTTATCTGTTGTTGTTGCGCTTGAATTTGAGTTTGCTGTGCTTGTATTTGGACTTGTTGTTCCTTAACAGCTCCAACAAGAAAGGGAATAATTCCCTGTTGATTCATACCTAAATACTCACCTACACTGGATACAATTTCAGGAATAATTTCTTTTACTTCATTAGCAATAAACCCGTGATTTATAAAAGTTGGATTACTAATCCATTTAAATGAAACAGGTCTTAATGCTATAATTTTTTCAAGATTACTTTGTAAAGTGGATACATCTTGTTTCAATTTAATATCACTCAATGAATTCCAAGAAGTGCTAGTTCCATCCATATAAACACCGTTAAAAGTGCTTCCATTAGTGGTATTAGAAACAAACATTTGACTAATATTATTTGAACCAACACTCCATCCATTGTTTCTTGAACCAAAATAAAGGGCTCCCTTAAAAAGACCTGAGGTTATTTGTTTTAATCCCAAATCAAATCCACTTGGTAAATTTAATCCACCCGAATCTATATTTACTGTTTCTACATTATTCACTTTGAACGAATGAACCGCACCAGAAATAGTTTCATACGAATTACTATTACTGTTATTTGCTAATGTGAATACACCCGTTGAATTATTCATTGATAAAGTTGAAGTTGAACTGTTCCCATTAAGTGTTATTGTTTTAGATGTATTGACAACAACACCACTTCCATTAATATTTGCTGTTTCTACATTATTCACCAAAAACGAATGTTTTTGACCTGTGATTGCTTTATACACTACATTACCCGCTCCCGTATTCGTAATCGTCAAGTCGCTTGCGTCAGAATGTTGAAGAGTATCACTCGTTATTGTTGGGAGAATTGCTGTTTTACCAGAAGACAGTGTCAATCCTATATTAGAAATATTTGCTATTTCTACTCCAGCCACTTTGAACGAATGAACCGCACCGACGACAGTTTCATACGAATTACTACTACTGTTATTTGCTAATGTGAATACACCCGTTGAATTATTCATTCCTAAACTTGAAGTTGAACTGTTCCCAGTTAATTGGATTGTTTTAGATATATTGACAACAACACCACCTCCATTAATATTTGCGATTTCTGAATTATTTACTTTAAACGAATGGTTTTGACTTGTAGGCACTTGGTAAGAATTACTATTATTATTATTTTGTAATGTCAAAAGCCCTGTTGAATTATTCATTGATAAAGTTGAAGTTGAACTGTTCCCAGCAAGTGTTATTGTTTTAGAAGAATACATATATAATCCAGTGGAATCAATGTCTGCCACTTGGGTATTATTAGTCCTAAAAGAATTAAATCCACTTGATGGAACATTGAAAATATTTTCTGCTACTGGATTGTTTAAAGTAAAAATACCTGTTAAATTAGCATAACTCAAACTCGCTCCTTCTCCAGAATATCCATTCAAGTATAATGATTTAGTAGCAATTAAATTTAATCCAGTTGAATCAATCTTTGCGATTTCTGTCCCAGATACGACCTCAAAAGAATGTTTAAAAGTAGACGGAACGCGATAAGTAAGCGTATTTGTTGTATTCTGAAGTAATGCTGTTGCTCCATTTAGTGAAATTTTGCCATTGTTATTGATTTGTAGTAAATTAGTGGATGGATTATAAGTGATATGTCCTACTCCGTCCGTATAAAGACTGGTTCTACCTGTTGTATTCCCACCGACGCAAGCCACTGGATAAGCAGTATTGGATGTTGTTTCGTTAATGTATACATCATTGGCTGTTACTAGGGAAGAACCGTCGCCTGAGAAAGTAATAGTTGGAGTTGTTAATGTTTTACCAAGACTCACATTGAATCCAGTCGGGGTAATATAACATACCTCAGCTACTTTACTTTCATCTAATGTGGCTGAACCTCTAAAACTGATAGAATTGTAAAAATCGTGGTATATCGTTCCTGATAATCCAAATACTCTGTATAAGGTAGTGGATGGAGTATTTAATTGTGTAGAAAGGTCAGTTATGTAAAATCCATTACCCGCTCCTGGAGGCATCCAGTAATTATAACCTCCTAAATTTGGAGACCTAATTCCACCAACACTTAATGTTAATCCAGTTGATTCTACTTTAGCAATTTCAACCGTATTCACTTTGAAGGAATGAATCGCACCAACAGGCACTTCATATGAAGTGCTGTTGATATTATTCAGTAATATTAAAACCCCTGTTGAATTACTCATTTGTAAAGTTGATGTTGAACTGTTCCCATTTAATCTAATTAATCCACCACTGGAAACCATTAAAGTCGGCGTCGTAATAGAAACCGTTCCAGTTATATTTGCCGAGTTATCTATCGTTAACGCTGTCGTTCCAGTGTAAGTTTGTAAAGTCGGTCCGCCACCAGCAATTCCTCCTTGAATAATCGGTGCTCCTGTAATAGCAAAGTTATTCAGATTCAGATTTGAAGAGATTGGGTTAGTGATCGCTGTGGACTGTAAGAGCTTAACTGCTTGATAAAGATTGGATAAATTCAATGATACGTTCCAGCTCATCCTTTTTTATATTAAGAGATATTTAAAAATAAAACGTTTAATTTAATTATATCTTGATGAAAGGTATTGTTTATTATTTACACAACGAACAAGGGTATGTTGGATCTACTTTTGATTTAAATAGAAGAATATCAGAACACAAAAAAAATTGTAAAATGTGGTTAAAAGATAATACCAAAGATTATTGTTCCAGTTATAAAGTTATAAAAAATAGTTTTGAAATACTTATTTTAGCAGAAGTTGAAATTGAGTCTAAAAAAGATTTAGAAATATTAGAACAATTTTATATAGATACTTTTGATTGTGTAAATGAAAGAAAAGCGTGTCAAACGCCTCAAGGACGTAAAGAATATAATAAAATATTTATGAAAGAACATAAAGAAGAAAAAAAAATATATATGAAAGAATATAATGAAAAACATAAAGATGAAAAAAAAATATATATGAAAGAACGATATGAAGAAAATAAAGAAGAAATTAATCAAAAGAAAAAAGAAAGGTATGAAAAAAATAAAGAAGAAATTAATCAAAAGAAAAAAGAAAAAATTATATGTGAATGTGGGAGTGAAGTCAGAGTATCAGATAAAGCAAGGCATTATAAGTCAATAAAGCATCAATCTTTTTTAAATTTATAATAATCAATTTTTATTTTCTCATTAATATAAAATGGATATTTCAAAGGAATTACAGAAAAAAGATCTATCTGAATCTACTCGGAAAACGTATCTTCGAAATATCAACCTTCTCCAAGATCATTTCAAAGCAAAGAATTTATCTTTCCTTAAAGATGTTAGTTCAATCGAATCTTTTTTAGATAAATACAAGCCAAATACAAAACGATCTTATCTTATCTCTATCGTTAGTATCTTATCTCTAGATCCCAAACTATCTAAGCTAAGAACCGTTTACTATGATAAAATGATGGAAATTAACAAAGCTTTAAAAGAGGTTGAAAAATCAGGTGTCAAGTCCGAGACTCAAGAGAAAAACTGGTTAGAATGGGATGAAATTGAAAAGGTAGAACAACAATTGAAAGAAAATAAAGGGAGATCGTTCAATGATTTACTTAAATATCTTGTATTGTCTCTCTATACTAAGATCCCCCCAAGACGTAATGAATATCGTAATATGATGATTGTCAAATCAGCAAAAGGTTTACCCACTGATACAAACTATTTAGATATCTCGAATAAACAGTTTGTATTCAACATTTTTAAGACTGCTAAAAAAGAAGGGCAGGTTGTCCTTACGATTCCTGATGATTTGATGGCTATTATCAATGAGTATATCAAAGCCAGAAAATTAAAAGTTGTTTCTGGGACAAAAGAAGACTTTTTAGTTGACGCGTCGGGTAAACCGTTAAATGCTGTTAATAGTATCACTCGGATTTTGAACGAGATTTTTGACAAAAAAATTGGAAGCAGTATGATGAGACATCTTTATTTGAGTTCGAAATACGGGGACTTCCAGAAGGAACAACAGAATGACGCAAAAAGTATGAGTCATTCGGTGAGTATGGCAAATGATTATATTAAGAAATAATCTCTATTATAAAATGGCTATCCCTATTAACACAAAACTTTATGAAGAAGTAAAAAAGTATGCAGATGAAATCTACCATAAACCAAGTGCTTATAAGTCTGGTTTTATCGTTAAAACATATAAAGAGCTCGGCGGGACATATAAAGACTCTGATAAAAAGAAGGGTTTGACTGACTGGTTTAATGAAGATTGGAAAGATATAGGAAACAAAGAGTACCCCGTCTATCGCCCTACGAAACGGATAAATAAAGAGACCCCTTTAACAGTATCAGAAATAGATCCAAAAAACCTTAAAAAACAGATAGCGTTAAAACAAAAGATTAAAGGGTCGAAGAACTTACCTCCTTTTCAAGCAAAATAAAATTGATTTTATTTAATTGCTATTTAAAGAAATAAACTTTAATTAAAGAAATGAATTTTGAATTTACACCTCGCTTAGCAACGTTTTTTCGACGATTTGTCAATCTTCATATTAATTCTCTAGAGTCTGAAGTAAAAGATTCAAGAGAATTAAATAATGACGATTATGAGAGAAAGTACGGAGATCATATTAAATATGTTTTGAAAGGAATTTCATTTGATAATTGGTATTTTCAAATTGTTATTAAACGTGATTATGATGAAGAACAAGATTTGTATATAACAGATTCGGCTTATTTATTGATTGAATTATCTTATAAACAGATATCAATTAACACTACTATTCCTTGTGATTTTAATCCTGATTTGTATATAAAACAATATAGAATGTGTGAGTGTCAAAAGAATTTAGTTAATCAAGAAGGATATTGTGATAATTGTTACCCATATGTAATTACTCAAGATGAAAATTGTTGTGTTTGTCACGAAAATGAAGGGGTCTGGATTAAATTAGATTGTAATCATCTAATTCATCTGGGTTGTTGGAAAAAAATGATAGGTTATAGTTGCCCTTTATGTAGAAATCATAACACTGATTATAAATTAATTTAATTGATTTTTTTCAATTAAATTTACCTCCTTTTCAATCGATAATAAAATTGATTTTATTTAATTACTATCTTAAAGAAATAAATAACTGAATTTAACTGTAATGTCTGAATTAAACAACAAGTATCAAAAGGGAAAAATCTATCGTATCTATTGTGAGGATGAATGTTACATTGGATCGACTATCGAACCTTATTTATCGAACCGCTTTTCTAATCATAAAAGTAAATATAAAAAACTTTTAAAGGGATATACATCTTTTCTATTATTCGAAAAATATGGGGTAGATAACTGCAAGATCGAATTAATTGAAGATTTTCCCTGTGAGAATAAACATCAATTGACAGCTCGTGAGGGTTACTATATCAGAAATACTAATTGTGTAAATAAGATAGTTATTGGTCGGTCACAAAAAGAATATTATAACGAAACCCCAGAATTCAGAGATAAAAAGAAACTCTATTACGAAGAGCACAAAAATGAACACAAAGAAAAGATGAAAGAATATTATGAAGAAAATAAGGAAGAATACAAAGAAATTAGGAAAATCTATTATCAAGAACACAAAGATGAAATAAAAGAGAAGAGAAAAGAAATTATTAAATGTGAATGTGGGTCTGAAATTACTAAAAGTAACTTATCAAACCACAGAAAAACAAAGAAACATAATTCAATTTAATTTATATCTTTAGGATATAAATTAGACTAGATTTTTAACTCTCCACTTTTTTTAAACAAAAATATAGGGAAATAGGGTTTTTAGAATAGTAGACCCCAATGTTTTTTTAAAATGAAAAAAGTAAAAAGTAAAATCCTAAAACATTGGGGTCTACTATTCTAAAATCCCTAAATCCCTATTTTTTTTGATATAACTATTTCTATCTTTATATTTCTCTTTATTGCGTTGATAATAGTCTTTAAAGTATTGTTTCAAGTATTCTGGTGTATACTTTTTATCTACTTTATTAACAGTACCCTTTTTAGGTCCTCGTTTTATCACACCATATACACTACGAGTTTTAGATAATTCTTTCATTACTTTATCAAATAACTTTATATGTTTTATATCCATTTATATAATTATTAATTATTTAAATAAAAAATAATTATATAATAAATGAATCAGTTAGAAAAACGAGTCAAACGATTAGAAGATGCATTAAGAAAAATAGGTATCTATATAGAAGACGAAGAAGACGAAGAAAACGAAGAAAACGAAGAAAACGAAGAAAACGAAGAAAGTTTTTTTGAAGAAAAGATAGAGCAACAACGTTATTTGAAAGAGACTAAAGATGTTTTAGATAGTTTATTTGAAAGAGATGAATATGGTATACATAGAATCGGTGGTATAAGTCACCAGAGACTAAAGGAATTTAAGATGTATTATAAGACTACTGGAAAAATTGCAGTACCTAAAAATTTCATACATTCAAGGGAGAATTTAAAGAGATTAACTGATTATTTTGATAGTATGTATGATTAATTTGATTAATCAAAATAATCAGTTGAGTTTACTTATATTTATATCAAGGATATACAAAGGTTAATAATATATAAAATGATTGATTAATCAAAATTAATCAATCAAAGCGTTTTTTTAAAAAAAAGTAAAAAAGTATAAAATATATTATACTTTTATTTTTATAACTTTCTAATATATTTTATTTTTTTTTTTTT